GCAGTAGGCATTCCTAAAATCAATGCAGACGAAGCAGCAAGTGCCTTCTTGAGGTATAACATATTTAATTGTATCTATATGAGTAATTATTTAGATTTAGATTTTATCGCCACTTTTTATGATTTATAGAAGTATCATTCCAATCATTTCCATCTGACCAGGGAGAAACGATACGAATATCATCAAGTCCTTCTATATCAGATGCTTTTATTTCAATGATTGGTTCTTGTTTCTCTTCTTCTTCCCAAGTTTTCATAATCTCATTGACTTGCTTATCAACAGATGTCATCTCCATATCAACTTTACCCTGCACCCACATAACCCACAAGGATTCGATTATACCAAGAGCAAGATGATTGATGGGAAACTTTTGTTTCTTTGCCCACTTCTTGCTCTTGGTATACCAGTTTTCTTCACCACCCCATTGATATTCGAATTTGTGTTCCACGAATTTTTCAAAGGTTCTTACATTCTATATATCAACAATCGTTGAACATTGAACCAACCTGAGATCCAACATCAGAACCAACTTTGCCACCGAGGAGAGTTACCCATCCTGCTGCCAACCATCCGATGTATGGAATGTTGAGGACTGCAGGTACTAGAGCACCAGCAGCAATACTAGTTCCTGCGAGGGCACCTTGACTCCGTGCGCCAGCGTCCGCCCGAATACACTCTTCGCTTTTCGCATTTTTCTTTCCCTCGGCGTCTATAGCGCCACCTCCCATGTTGCGAGTACCATCCATTGTATATTGATCAACACGATACTCTCGTCTCTTTACATCCCCTCCGCCACCAAATAATCCACCCTTCTTCTGATCAAGTTGTAGAGATTTTTCAGATTCTAAAACTCTAGGATCATTTGCTTTATATTCAATTTTATATCCGTCTCTGGTAGCTTCTACCTTATATGAAGAGTAATCTCCACTGGGAAAATTGATAACTGGATATTGTGGTCTAGTAACATTTAGTAAATGCCCCAACACACCAACGTGGGCAATACCAAAGACTACACCAAGTCCAATAGCTATGTTTTTAACTGAAGATTTCTTTTGTTTTTCCGGTTTCGAGTTTCCGTGAATTACAAATTCAGAATCCACTGTTATTTCACGTTTTCCATCTGAAGTCATTGGCATTCACCCTGTTAGAAGTTTTCTTTATCTTTATCTTTTGGTTCTACCGCAGAAACAACAACTGGTTCTTCTTTCTTTGCATTATTTGTTTTGTTGGCGTTTCCGTTGGCGTTTCCTCCACCAGATTTAGCGGGAGAAAGTCCAAAGGCAGCTAAAGATCCGGAGAACACTGAAGCGATGAAGGTAGGATCAAAATCTAAAATCTTTTGACCGTTAGGAAGTCTAACGTAACTGAAAGTGAGTAGAGAGGCAGACCAGATAAGTACTACGACTTTCACTAGATTACCAAGAACTTCACTTCTATCTTCATGATGGTCTTTCTCTTCTACCTTTGCTGGTTTAGTATCAGCCATAGGTATAGAGTACGGCTCTTTTATTTATGAATCCAAAATATCGACACTAATATTTGTATATTTTATTTGATTATATCTTCTACAAAGTTCTTCACTTGAAGCATGTTCCCATTTCTTCTTAGTTTCCTTTAACTGTTTTGTGTAATCCTCGCCATTACAATCTACCATTTCTTCGGATACAATGGTTTTGATTAACACATCTCTTGTTAAGTTAGTCATAACTTTTTAATAGTATCCAACAGAAAATTCATTAATATAAACAAATAGTTATGAAAAAATCACAAATTTTCTTTGGCTGATTATCCCAAAATATTTGGGATTTTATTATTTATTATGAGTAATTAGTATCTACGGATCCAAAGACGGAGTAATTATAATCACTATCTCTAACAATTGTGAAAGTAATTATATCGAAATTATTTGTAGGTGCAGGGGCAGAACCACCTTTCCACTTAATTCCACCAGTAACAGAAACTCCGTTTACTGTGCAAATATCTCCGTATGTTTGTGTTACGTCGCCATCAAGAATTAGAGTGTACTTCAACATACCACCTCTAAATTGAGAAGTTGCTGGGAAGTTGGTAAATGCCCATGTAGACACGGAGGCATTTATATCACCCATTCTAACGCTACCCTGGGATAGATCAAGAGTCAGAGTTCCAGCGGATACGCTAATGATGCTTGAGGCGGTTCCTACGACCCTCTCAATGACATTATTCGTGAAAGTGGCACCAGTAACCGATACGCCATAACCAGTGGTCTCTAGTCTCTTAGTATTGTCGTGGAAGAACGCTGCGGATCCATCTGCAGTAAAATATGCAAAGTTATCTGCATTTGCTGCTTGAAGACTTAAATCGGTTGCTCTGATAACAAGACTTCCAGTTCCAGTATCCGAAATAAGACTCTGGGAACCATCATGCCAAATACGTAGATCTCCATCAGAACCCATTCTAATAACATCATTGTCACGAAGAACAATAGATCCGTTTAGATGAGAGGTTCCATTTACATTGAGATCACCTTCTACAGTCGTAGAACTGATTCCGGATGGATTGAATACAAGATCTCCAGAAGTTGTTGTTACTTCATTTGAAGAGAACTGAATGTTTCCAACGTTGATTGACGTAGGAGTTATGGTAGAAGTATTAGAACCATCTGTAATTGTCAAGTCAGACAGACTACTAATACTGAAATCTTGTCCGCCGAAGTTTACTGTTCCTTGTTGTTGGTTAACATAGAAAGCATCACCAACTCTAAAGTCTCCAGATTGGTCAATAGAAACTGAATAAACCTTTCCATTATTTGATGTAATTACTTCATTGGTCTGATTTACTAAAGATAAATCTTGACTAAAATCTTTTCCAGATCCAATATGACCAAAGTTAAAGGCAAACATCCTCAATACAGATCCAGGTCCATCAGCAGTAATTCCAGTATTACCGAATACTGTTGCAGATCCAATAGATCTCATTGATGCACCAAACTGTTGATAATCGGCAAGAACAATCTTAGTTGCAGTTGCAATGCCAACACCAGAACGAACCCAACGAATATCTTGAGTTGGGAGAGAACTATCTACAAGTAAAGTACTTCCAGTTACTCCATCAAAGTGGAGAATCAGTTTATCATTTCCATCAGAAACAAAAGGAATTGTCGTTGGAGTGAAGTTTGCAGTATATCTTGCAATATTTGATACTCTTACTTCATCAATATATCCATCAAGGTGTTTAACACCATTATATTCTGCACCGATTACGAGTGGTTTAGAATTTCCATAATCATTTGAATCCGAATATGTATCGCCCTCTTGAGTTCCACTTACAAACAACTTAGTAGATCCAGAAGAACGAGATACTGCCAAGTGATACCAAGATCCAGTTGTAAGAGAAGTTATTCCTGCAATTATTTCCGTAGATCCATAACTTACTTTGACTACATCTGTGGAAGCTACACTGACATGAATTGCAGAATCAGAAGCAGAGGAATCTCTAAAATCGAACAAATGTTGTTCGGTTCCAATTCCAGTAAGTCTTACAAATGCTTCTACTGTAAAATCATCAGTTGCAAATCCAAAATCAGAGTTTGATAGAATTTTCGCGTAATCTCCCCCTCCATCCAATAGTAGAGAAGCAGTTCCGAATTTTTCTTGAACTGTTGATAAAGCTGCGTTACCAAATGCAGTAACTGTTTTTCCAGTTCTTTCCAATGGTACTTGGAACAGTCCTTCACCTTTTCCAAGAATGGAACTTAGTCCTACAACTGGATCATAATCTACTACAGTACCAAATCCTAAAGCCTTTTTATAAGTAGCGTCTCCACTGGAATTATTTGCATCGATTGCAAATGCGAAAGTATTAATACCAACGTACTGGTTTACTTGGTAGAATCCATCATATCCACCTGCAGAACCACCACTGGTGAAGTTAACATATACTCTATCTCCAACTGTTAGTCCATGACCAACTTTGGTAATCTCAAGATAGTTTCCAATATGAGTGTAAGTACCAGAAGATGAATTACTATCCATGTAGTAAAGTTCATCATTAGCAATTGGAGTACTTCCAGTAAGCGTGCCTGTCTTTACTCTTATAGTACCTGTACTTCCTAGACCTACTTCACCGTCATGTGCATAAATTCCTTTATCAGCAAAGTAACTGAAACAGTTTACCCACTCAGTTCTACCACCGTTGGTCATTTCAAGAGCAACGTTGTTTGGAGTGATAAAAGTACACTCGTTAAACAACATTGCAGGTTCAAGTGTTAATGGATCGACTACACTACCATCGATCAGAACACCTCTACCAGCCTTCCATGTTGATGGTGGAGAATGTGGTGTATCAAATCCATATGGATCTGCAGAAGAAGTCACAGATCCTTTATTCAGTACGGTAACTCTCTGAATATATGGAGATCTTGTTATTGTCTTGCAATTATCTGCAAATTTAAATCCAACACCTGGTTCATAGAATCCACCAACTGTTAGATCTTCAACACTTGTATCTCCATTCAATAGAATGGCATCATTAGCTTTCGTTGGTTCTGTTGGACTAATTATGGTAGCCCTAATTCCAGATCCTTTTAGTGTTACTCCAAATGGAAGAGTTAATGGGAAAACTTCAAAAAACGTACCAACTCCAACCTGAATTGTATCTCCAGGTGTACTGACTGTTATTGCTTTTTCTATAGTAGCAAAGGAATTGGTCAAAGAATTCCCATCAAAAGTATCATCACCATTTACAGTAACATAATAAGTGTTTCCTGTAGAGGCTGGGATTAAATCTGTTCCATCACCAAGTTTTGTGTACAGTTCATTAAAGTTTTGATTAATTTTTACTGCACCGACGAGTAAACTATCTCCTAGTCCATCGTTTGGGGAGGTTCCAGTATTAATACCGAGTCTAGACATTTTATGATAAGATACTATTTCCTATTAGGTATTTAGGATCTGTTACCCCAACGAATTTCAGGGTAAGCATCTGCAACATTTTTCTGGGTTATTTTGTACTTACTTTGGAGATTCTTATCCTTTACAAGCATTAGAATCTCTGCTTCCAGTGGATGCAAACCTTCAAGGATATTAATGAACATGGTCTCTCGTTTTCTCTGAGAGAGTCCATCGTTTCCGCCTTTTACAAAATTATAAAAATAAGCGTACTCTTTCCTAATAGAAGTTCTACCCATGTCTTGAGATCCAATAGAATTGGAATCAAGTTCATTCATCATCTGAACCGCACGTTCAATATTAGAACTTAAAGTTCCTTGAGATACATTTTGTTGACCCACACTAGAATATGGAACAAGACCTTCTGGTAATAGTGAGATAACACTATCATCAAAGTTCCAGATTAAAAGAGTTTGTAATGATGGATCAGAATATTTTCTAAGAATTTCTGATTTTTTTGCATTAGTTCTTTGTTTAGATGCAAGTGCAAAAACTTCAAAAGAAAAGGGATTTGAGGGTAGTTCCTCAGAAACTACCCTGGGAATTTTAGTTGTAGTAGCCATAAGACTAAATTCAATTCAGTTGTTATTAATATTTAGAGTTGGAATCCTGCGAAGGTATCTTTCTTCATATCTTGTTTGATACCACCAACAACGTAAGACTCAACCTCAGTCTCCTGTGGTGCAACCTGAAGACCCTTAGAAGAGATCCAGTGTTCTGTCCATGGAAGAGGATTGTTCTTTGCAGGAATATCATAGATTGGTTTCAGACCAATCGCCTTCATACGACGATTAGCAATCCACTCAACATAGTTGTTGAGAAGTTTATCATTCAGACCAATCATAGAACCATCTTTAAAGAGGTACTTAGCCCACTCTTTCTCTTCGTTGACACACTTACGGAAACACTCAGTTACCCAAGATTCTTCCTCTTTAGCAATTTCTTGCATTTCTGGATCGTCGCCTTCGCGCCACTTATTGAGGATGTTTTGAGTAATGACAAGGTGCTGATTTTCGTCTCGTGCGATGAGAGAGATAATTTTAGCGGATCCTTCCATAAGCTTGAGTTCACCAAACGCAAAGCTGCAAGCGAACGAGACATAGAACCTGATACCTTCGAGAATATTGACATTGGCAACAGCGCGATAG